AAGGGAGAAAGAAGAGCACAGGAAGGGGTATTCCAGAAAGCCTTGAAATTCACTCCTTGGAGCCGGCGATCCGACTTGAACGGACAACCTGCGGATTACGATTCCGCTGCTCTGCCATTGAGCTACAAACCCTTATTTTAAGCCCTTCCAAGCCACTCCCAGTTCACGCAAAATCGGCGAATCCGTTGCTCATAGGAGGGCTTGGACATGCGAAGAGTCTTACGTGTTGTTTATCCCAAAACCTGGGAGGAGTACTTTCAGGATTTCCTTATGGAGAAGCAACTTGCTGGGTGTAGGGAGAGAACCATCAGAGATTACTGTTACCACGTGAGCCGCTTCTTCCAGGGATATGAGGGAGACCTGCAGGACTTTGAGGCTTTGCGCAGGAGGTGTCTGGAGTACTTAGGGGGAGAGATTGCTCCAGCCACATTTAACCTTCGCCGGGCTTATTTAAACAACTTCTTCAGCTATCTTATTGCCCAGGGAGTACTATCGGAAAGCCCCTTGAAGGGAATAAGGGCTCGCAAGGACGAGGGCAAAGCCAGAGCTTTGCCTCGAGAGGTTGTTGAAAAACTCCTGGACCTTCCAGACAAAAGAACCTTTACAGGCCTTCGCAATTACACCCTTCTGCTTCTCTCCTTAGACACTGGTATTCGACCAAGGGAGGCCATTCAGCTACTCCCCGAAGACTTTAACCTGGAAGCTCGGGAGGTCGTCATCCGCAAGGAGGTAGCTAAAACGAAAACCAGCCGTACTTTACCACTCTCTCCATTGACCTGCCTATGGGTGAGAAAACTACTCCAGGTACGTCCTAAGTGTTGGGGGAATGATGTACCTGTCTTCTGCTCTCAGGATGGCAAGCCGCTTTGCGAGTACACTTGGAGCCACATTCTCCGTGAGTACAGCAAAAAGATAGGTTACCGAGTGACGCCATACGACTTGAGACACACCTTTGCGCTCTACTCCCTCCGAGAGGGAATAAATCCATTCGCACTCCAGAGGATTTTGGGACACACAGACTTAACGATGACAAAACGTTACCTTGCTCTCACTAATGATGATTTGAAGAGCGAGCACAATAAGAGCTCGCCCCTGAAAATCTTTGAGGTAAGAAGGCTCAAAAGGGTTTAGTCAGTCACCCACGACTAAAGTCGTGGGCTTCCTTGCCGTATTTATCGTGACATTGAGCGGTTCTGCCAGAGAGGCCAGGACTATGGGGGCATCCCGGCCTCCTTGGTAGCCCGCCAGGCGTAGGACGGCAGGCGCCGTCCTCAGCCTAGTCACGGAGTTTCCCCTGGGCCCACCAACCCAAGCCCTACGCCTTCAGGCGTAGGGTCCATGACCTCTGTTACTTACTGTCCAGTTGGTTCTCTCAGACCACGTTCTGACAGTGCTAAAACAATAGCCTCAAGCTCCTGCACTCTCCTCTTGAGTCCTCCGATTTCTTGCTGTACTCTTACGCTCTCTTCAAGTGCTCTTCGCCTTTCTTCGTCCATATTACTTAGGATCGTGGTCTTTATGCGTTCCTCGTTGTTCTTGACGAGTTCAACGAAGTTCTGAATGACCTTCTCTTCGGCAACGGTGTTCCTGTCCAGAAATACAATGCCGTGGTCGTCTTCATAGTGAGCGTAATAGCAGTCTGGTAGTTTGACACCAAATTCGTTCTCAAACTCTGACTTCTTCCATAACCAGCCGTACTCATTCTCACCATCGAAGAAGGCAACGGAGACTCTGCCGAACTGGACATCGAAAATGAACATGCTCTTACCTCCTCAGGCTTAGCCACTGTACATTATCGGAACCAGCACGTAATAAGGTGGTGTGTAGGAAACATACAGGTTATTGTTGGTGTCAGCCCCACTGATAGAGTGGGTGTGGGAAACAGAGAGAGTACCGTGATAGGCGGCAGCAGATGCGTCAGAAATACTGGCAGCTGCATGGGAGTGAGACCAACTGTTGGAGCCAACAGTGACATTTATTCTTGCCTGCCAGGTGCCGTAAGTAGTCTTCGTCCCCTGAGAGCTTGAGGACACAATGTAAATGAAGCAGTTCCTTAGGTCTGGAGTGCCATTCGTACCATCGCAAATACGCCACCCAGCAGGCGGGGTTGTGCTCTCCCAGAAGGCTATTGCACCAGGAAAGGGCCCATACGACTCAATCTTTGTCCATGCCGCCAGGAGAGCTCTACTGATCAGTGGTTCAAAAGATCCAGAAAGTGAGTGTGTATGGTACATCGCAACGTCGTAGGCGTTTCCTGAGTACGAATAAGTATAGTACGCACGACCGGTGTGCATGTGAACACCACTGCTGTCAGTGGTAGCTGAAATACTTGTTGTACCACCAGTTCCACTCGTACTACCACCCATCAGGTACCTGTTATGTCCCGTGGTATACTCAGAGAACCCAACTGGTGTGGTATTATAGGTCAGGAGTATTGTGTTAGCTGGGAAGTACAGCTGATCCTGGGTAGCCTTAATGAACCTGATCTTTACATATGGTGGAATAAGGGAGAGGGTGGCTGAGTGTGAATGGTCTCCGGCAGTACCTCCACCGTAGTCGCTCCCCGTCGTGGCCTGGACACGGGTTCTAAAGGAGGAGCCAGAAGACCCAGAGTGAGCACCAGTAGTAGTGGTGTTTATGGTTACATTCCAACTACCGCCTGTACTCTTCGGGTTTCTCGAGCCATGGGTAAGGATGAGACGATCACTGATGCTGTATGATGTCCACCCACTTGGGATGGTAGAGCTATTGAAAGGCACAATTATCCCTGCTGGGACAGGAAGAGTGAGAGGAACCTGTCTCCAGACGCCATTGACCTTGACGTAGCACTCTGATACAGCCCTCCACGTTCCGCTGACCTTTACCTTTAGTTCAACTACTTCTTTCCAAACGCCGCCCTGCTTAACGTAAACAGGCATAGTCTACTACCTCGCGTTTCTTATCTCGGAGGAAGGAATCCTCCTCTTCTTTCCTTCGAGGAGGGAATCCTTCTCTCCTTTCCTTATGGGGAGGCGAACAAGGCGAGCACGATTTTGTAGCAACTCTATTACTGGTATCGGAGCCACACATCTCCGTCCACCCCATCGCTTGAGGATGGGGCGTTTGTGGAAATATAAGTTACCCGTACCATTCTCCAGCTAGATCCATCCTGGGAAAACTGCAACTGGTTGCTGCTGACAGAGAAGTGGAGACTGTCAACTCTATCAGCATTAAGGCCAGTGCAAACAGTATTGTTTGAGACAGGCACCTGTCCTAAGTTGTTCCCAACATCGTATCCATCAACCTTGTCAGCGTTGAGACCAGTCACCAGCTGGCCTTGGGCATTGGTACCCAAGGTGAACGGGGCTCCCGCTGAGGGAGGATTGAAGGTGTGGACCGCAGTAATGGTATCGGCAGTGGCTTTGCGGACATAGACAGAGTCATGGTTGTGAGAAGCGCTGGCAAAAGCTGAGGCGTGCTGACCATCCAACATGTCAGCATTGAGGTTGGTACAAACAGTCCCATTTGAGACTGCTACTTCACCACTGGAGTTCCCTGCATGGTACCCGTCAACCAGATCGGCATTGAGATTCGCTACCTTCGTAGAGCTCTGAACCGTAAGAGGTGGAGTACTCCCCGTAGCCGTGGAATTGAAGGTTGAGGCTGAGAGGCTGGCATTGTTGTCACGCACAGCCACAGTGTTTGGCTGGGCGCTTGTACTCACCTGGTAACCCCCAACCTTATTGGCGTCCTCTACGGGAGAGGTGATATCACTCCCAGAATGAGTGTGTGAAAGTGGAGCATAGGTAGAGTCGTGATTGTGATCTCTAAGGGCAATATCGTCAATGGTATAGCCACTTAGAGCCTGTGCGTTATCGGCCTCTCTGGCTCTATCAACAATGCCGTCCCCATCACTATCCCAGGCTTCTACAGACTGGAGCCTGTTGTCGAGATCGTTGACTATTTCTGCATCTACAACATCACCACAGCTCTTGTACCAGACGTACCAAATCGTCCCTGCCTGGCTTGGGTGGAAGAGAATGGTATTGCAGTACTGAACATCGCCGTCTTCCATTCCTTCGTAGTCCACCTGGAATTTACCAGACTCAGAAACAGACCCAGTGTAGGGCTCCTCAGTGAGGGATGAACCACTTTTGTCCGGGTACTGCCATATTTCGACACAAGAGGGTGTTTCCTTCTTAATGTAGTGGTGCTTCAGGCGTACTCCATATGGCGCTGACTGGGGAACGTCAACCCTTTCAGCTTCTATCAAAACGCCCGCAGTGTTGTAATTCAACCAGGTCATGTAGTAGAGCCTCCTTCAAACTCAAGGGTCGCGGTTATAACTCCCGCTCTGGCACTGAATCTCAGACTTCTGAGAACCCCCACAAGTATATTTGCAAGGATCCTGTAGGTAATGTCCAGCTCACACTCAACAACCTGCGTCAAAGAGGCTACCCCCCGATCTCGATAGTTGAGGAGAACTTCCCAGCACCAAAGTTGAAGCGTATGCCTTTCACGAGACCAGCAACCCATATTGTATGGATACGGTATGGGATAACCACACCCTTGGCAACCATAGCAGCCAGTGTGTAGCGGATGTCACTGGAGCTGTAGAAGATATTGGTAATCCGGTACCTGACATTGTATTCAAAAGAGGTTAGTGCCAGTAATGAGTATCGAAGGGCTGTGGTGTTCCCTACATAGGAATAGTACCAGTAAGCAACAGGGGTGTGGTGAGAAACCGCACTTGAGTACCAATATTTGATGTCTACGGTTGTGTGGAATAGCGCTGGAACGTAGTAACGGATGTTGAGATGGCGAATGACCTCTTCAATGCCGGTTACTGAAAGTGGTGCACCAAATCTTAGTTTTCCGAGGCGTATCTGGCCAAAGCGGAGAGTCATGGAAAGATATCACCCGAAGGCTCTAAGCGGTTGTCTTGCCCTTAATCTTTACTCTGGCCGTAACCAAATCAACTGGAGGAATTCCGGGCTCTATTTCTACTTTAAGCCAGACGCCGATGCACTCTCCAGCGCCAAGTATACCTTCAGGAACAGGAAGGGCATTTTCTTCATTTGGGGCATCGACAAATTCATACCCAGCCGGAGCAGTGACACGGTCAGATGAGGTATCTGTGCCATTTTTAACTGGTTCAAGGGCTATCTTGAGCTGGTTCAAGGGATCGTAGTCAATCCAAACCTTGGCTTCAAGGAGGTCGGAGGAACTCTCATTACGTATGAATATCTTCCTGTACTGCACGACAGGAGAACCACCAGGTTCGTCCGAGTACAGGCCGGAAAACACCTCATCAATGAGGCCAGTAAGGGGTTTGCCTAGGTCAATGGCGCCTCCATTGATGTCAGTGTCGTTGTTTGGCATGTATTGAGAACCATAAAACTTCAAGTTATCAGAGGTAACAGGCAATGTAGACACCTCCTATTGAACCTGTCTTGTGGGGTACCGACGAAGAACCAACGTTGGTCGAATTCGGCTGGAATCCACAATGGACTTGACGGTGTACCCCAACAAAGCCAGGGCACCGTCAAAACCGTCAAGACCGTCAGGGTTTTACAACCGATATATAGCTGGGGAAAATCGATTTGAAAACCATGACGGTTCTGACGGTCTTGACGGTGGAACCTTACAATGAGACACTCAAGTATTGAGGAGGATCAATAAGTTCCGACGCACCTTATCGTATCTCCCACCTCAATTGGAGGTGGGCAAGTCACCTGAATCCTATACCGACTGGTAAGAGTAGAGAACCTGTTCAGTAGCTGCTGTGCCAGTGCGTCAGCCTCCTCCTTGGACTGGATGAGGTGGTTTCGGATACTTAGAAACTTGGGCCCACCAGTTGCCAGTATTACATCATCGGCAAGCTTTCTCACTGTATACACACTCTGCTCAAGCTTTGGCACCTGCTCACGCCCATAAAGAGTGATGTAGTAATCACGAGGAATCAGTCTTAGTCCATAGAGAAGCACCTTGTAGTGCCTTGGGATTGCTTCCTGTCCAGTGCAAGTAATAGTCACAGGAGGATTTCCCCAATCACAGGTAGCAACGAAGACCGCCTTGGTACCATCTTCGTAAACCTGATTGACCCTCGTGTTATGAGGCATGCGTCTGGAGTAAACATTCACCGAGAAAGTACGTGTACCAGTCCAGCTTGGCCTCCCAGTCACGGTTATCTTGAACCGAACCCAGCTATCACTGCTGTCGTAGGGCTCAAGACGGAAGAATACTCCGCGCAGTTTCCCTTTTGTTGTCAGGTAAAGGTTTTTGGAAGAGTTGGTGGGATTCTTGAAGTATACAATGTAAATATTCTGTTTTGGGTTGTTAATAGGGGATGCCGTCGTGATGCCGAGTATTTCAAGGCCGGGGTCTGCTTGATAGGTCAGCTGTTCGTCGAGGTAATCACCTGCTCCACCCTCAATCGTTACGTAGTCCTCAGTGTAGGGCGGTATAGTGAACGCATTGCTGGCTATAGTAGTCAGTACAGTCGCATCGGGAATATCAGCCGGTACCGTTGCTTCATACCTGTGCTGCCCAAGATGGTCCTGGGATAGGTTGACCTGTACAATCCAACTTCCCAGTCCGGCGATATTCCATGTCTTTGACCCACTCTGGAACTGTGCTCCCCATCCGGTTTCATACTCTGCCTTCCACTTCACACTACCAAAGAGCTTGCCTGAAGGAAAGCTGATAGTAATCTCGTTCCCCCCAGGACTTGCTATACTCTGAACCGTGCCAAGTGTGACGACCGTCCCTGAGAGATTACGCAGTGGGTCATGAGACACCGAAACCTCTGTAGTCCAGAAGTCTTTCCTTTCCAAAGAGGTGGTCAAACCATACCTGTTCACGCTCTCATCGACAACACATCTAACCCTTGTGGCAGCTACGTGCGTCAGGGTCTGTTTTTCCTCTGTGTTTTTCAGTACTCCAAGGGTGCCTTCAATAGAACCAAGATAAGTCTCGGTTTCCTCTCGAGAGTACTCAGGATTGTGGGTAACAACAATCCTTGCTCCCTGAGGTGTCTCACGAAGTTCCGAAGAGATTCCGTTCTTGTTCCCAACATTCAGCTCGTAGCGCAGTTTCCAGGTTCCAGTAAACTCAAAATTGTGCTCCTTGGAAATCGTAAATGCATCGAGCGACCCGCTTGCTGTTCCAAGTACGATTTCTTTGCGGTAGTACTCATTTCTTATGCGTTCTTCCCCTTTTACCTCCACCCCGTTGTAGAAGGCCCTGTCAGAGGAGACTACCTCAACAGACTCGATATTTTTGCCCTCTGAGAAGGTGAAGACACTCTCTTCAGGAGAGAGGGAGTGGAAGTGGGCCTTGCCATCGCCGTCGAAAAAGAAATAGTACCCAGGCACGAGCTGTGAGAGTTTTTCTATAGCTTCCTGTGCGGTTGTTCCTTTGTCAAACCACACCCTCTGAATGATTTTCCCAGGGTCCTGATAAACGAAGTCTGAAGCAGAGGAAATGGCCCTGGACGCAAGGAGGATATCTCGCATCACCGTAATAAGACTCTGTGGTGTAAAGTAGTATACTGTTAGTCTCCCAGAAACACCGTCTTTGGTGATGGCGATTTTTCCAGTCTCGAAGTTGTAAGTCCAATCGTTGAAGTCGGCACCCTCGAGCCTGCACCTGAAAACACCAGTAGCCTCTGAGGGTAAATCGTACTCAAACTCGTTTTCCGTGATGTAGATTGTGGTGCTCGAACCCCAGTAGGCCATGTCGTCAAACCGGTATCCCTGCAATAAACTGCAATAGTCTAACGCTTTGATTTTGACTTGTCTGCGTCCTGCAAGTTTTTCAAAGTTGGCGTTGGCAATGATACCTTCGAAGTATGGCCAGGTGTATGGAGTTTCGGGGACACCATCACCATCTACGTCCTTCTTTATTCCAACATAGACCTTGATCTTACGTCGAACAGCGAAGTAATCGCTGTACTCAGTGCCTGAAAGAGGGTGGTACTTTCGCTCGCTATCATCGACGGTAAGGTTGAGGCCTGCCGAAACAACGTTGTGGGTATCCCCAACCTCAAAATCAAGATCGAAGCTCACCACATCTGGGACAAGCTGCCACCCATTCTTGTACACATAAACCTTGGCAAATGGGTGTACAATTGTGGTCTCAAAGTCTTCCTGTGTCAACGGTATCGGGTTGTTCTCCGTACCCCGCAATGACTTCATGGCTCTCTCAACTCCCAGGAGCAGGAGTACCTCTCTTGCGTTCCCTTTACTCGCCGAAATTCAGGGTCTGAATACCCAACAACCCAAAGGGTGTGGGTGTCAAGTTCAAGCAGCATTGGTATTTCCTTGCTGTTCAGCTCCTCAATGAGCTCTTTAGTAGCCTTGTCGATGAGAACCCAATGCAGGACAAGAGTACGCTTTCTAGGCATTTTAATGTACCGCCTGGATCCATCGACAAGCACGGTTTCAGTTGTTCGTGTTTCACTTACTATGCTGTACTCATTTGGTTCCGGTAGTACATACCCACCAAGCTTCATGGCCACCACTCCACCCCACGTCGTCGAGCCTCAAAGCTCAACTCGTCCCAAATCTGTGAAGCGATAAGCTCAGGATTACCCTCAGCCACATTGATGTTGATGTTTATGTCCCCGATATTCGCAACGGTTGTTGTTTTCTCAGTATTCGCTACCCATCCGAGATCTAACGACTTGGTAAATGTACCACTCACGGTAACATACTGTGGCTCTCCGGCGAGTGGGTTGTAGGGCTGAAGTGCTTGGAAAGTCTGCTCAAGAACAGGAAGCATTGTGTTTTGCCAGAACTGGGCAAAAGCATTTATGGCAGGACCAGCGATAGACATGAAGGTCTGGGGGTCAAACACACCTCCAGCCGTAGCCTTCTTGATGGCTTCATTTATAGCCTTCCCAAGGGCTTCTGCTGCGCTCCTCACCGCTTCGCTAGCCACAATAGCCTTCACTACAGCGTCAACAAGCATTTGGTACACTATATTCTTGAGTCTTTCACCAAAGGTGTTTATGGCTTGCTGGAGGGAGGGAGCCTCAAAGAACTCCTTGAGGGCTCCAGTCATCTGCCCGAGAACGCTCTTAATCAATTCCTCGAGTTTCTTTCTGTAGTTATCAATCCAGCCGAAAATCGTCTGAAGTACGGTAGAGATCCATTTGGGAATCCCCACAAAGAAGTTTAGGATGCTGGAGAGTAAACCGCCGACCTGCCCTACCGTGGGCTGTTCGCCGAAGCTCATGTTGATGACAATGTTCCCTATCTGGTTAACCACACCAAGAACTTTATCCATCAGGGCGTCTATCGATTTTGTGGTACTCTCTACACCCATCTCGAGAGAGTCAAAGGAGGCTTTAAGTTGAGCATTCCAGTTAATAACCCCACCAAAGGCCTCCTCCATTTGCAGGGCTCCCCGCAAGACCTTGTCAATAGAAGCCTCAAAGCTCATTCCAAAGCCTTCGATCTCTGATGCAGCGGGCGCAATGTTGAGACTCCCAAAGACACCATTGAGCTCTTGGACCATCTGCTTCGCGCTTACCACAAGTGCCCCGGAGATCTCTGGGAACTTCTGCTCCAAGGTTTTCATCCTCTTCACAGCTATAGAGGAGTCAATACGATTGAACTCTTCGTTGATGGCGGTAACCATGTCGGGAATAATAGAGTGTCCAACGAGCTTATCCCACAGCGACTGTGCCCCTGATATAATCTTACTCCAGGCCTTTGAGGCTTTTTCGGTAATGCTTTCCCAAGTCTTTTCCAGAAAACCACCAATACCTGCCCAGGCGGCTTCCCACTTCGTCTTGATGCCATCCCAGAGGCTTAGGAAAAAGCTCTTGATACCATCCCAGGTTGTCTCAGCACCTTTTTTAATCAGTGCCCATGTGGTAGTAAGAATGTTGTGGGTTTGCTCCATCGAGGCCTCGTGGTAAGCGTTAACACCTTCCCAAACCCTGAGAAAGAAACTCTTGATGCCACCCCAAATGGTTTCGGCAACCCCTTTGGTCTTCTCCCAGATAGAGGAAAGAATGCTGTGGGTCTGTTCCATGGAGGCCTGGTGGTAGGCTTCAAGGCCGTCCCAGATCTTGAGGAAGAAGCCCTTAATATTACCCCAGACGGTCTCAGCAACGCCTCTGATTCCTTCCCAAGCTGTGGAGAAGAGGGAATGCCACGCCTCCATCGTGGTCCGATGGTACTCTATTAAGCCGTCCCATAGCCTGGTGAAAAACCCTTTAATGCCTCCCCAAACTGCCTCAGCAGCAGACTTGATTCCCTCCCAGGTGTTTAGGAGGAATTCCTTGATTTTGTCCCAGTTCTGGTAGATAAGTAGGGCTACTGCGGCCACACCCACAGCAACCAGACCACATGGGCCTAACACTCCTCCTGCGGCAAACAAAGAGGCAAAGGAACCAAAAGCACTTGTGGCCTGACCAATAGCACCCACAGCCATCATAATGGGACCGGAAGCAGCGGCAGCACCAGCAAGGATGATGAGGAAATCCTGCACCTTGGGAGGTAGCTTGGAGAACCAATCAAAGAGAACTGAGACGTTATCAAGAAGTCGGGCGAGAACAGGGAGGAGCTTGTCGCCAATCTGCTGCATGAACACCTGCAGCTTTGCCCTAAACTGCTCCCAGGCGAAACCAGCAGCGTTAATACCTTGTGTCTGTGCCTTGAATGCCTCCTCTGTGAACCCGGCAGCCTGCCCCATTTGCTGGAGCTTTTCGCTGAAAGTTTCCGCCTGAGGGCCGACGAGCGCCAGTGCGGCGTTGATGCCCTCAATCCTTCCGAATAGTGTTGAAAATGCCGCTTCGTCTTTGTTGACGTGCTCGTACAGGGCTTTTATAGCGGGGACAACACCCCCCATGGTCCTAATAAACTCGGGACCGGATTCATATCCCATCTCGGCGATGACCTTTGCGAGTTCCTCGCTGGGTTTTAGGAATTCGCTCAGGATTGCCCTGAACTGGGTGGCCACCTCGGCGGCATTTCCGGTGACCCCAGTGAGAGTAGCAAAGACGGTGTGGAGCTCCTCAAGGGAGACGCCCAACGTCGAGGCAATGGGGGCTACTTTGCCAAGGGCGTTTGCGAGTTCAGGGAGGGTTGTCTGCCCTAACTTGACGGTCATCAGGGCAAAGTCGGAGACTTTTTGGACAGCCTCGAGGGAAGTATCACCGTAAGCCTTTGTGACTACAGCGAGCATCCTGATGGATTCAGTAGTATCCGCCACACCAGCCCTGGCAAGTTTTGCAGCAGCCTCCAGTCGCCCCATTGTCTCTTCGGAATCACCAAATGCTGAGATGACCTCGTACAGACCCTTAGCAAGGTCGTCGGTGGATTTCCCAAGTTCCGTTGAGAGGGACTGAACAGCACTTTTCAATTCCTCAACCCTCTGAGTATTCTCGGGAATTAGGGCCGCAACGTTGGCCATGGCGCTATTGAAATTCATTGCCGCATTGATGGCTGCAGTCCCCACCCCGACAAGTGGTGCTGTGACGGTAGCCGAGAGCGTCTTTCCTAATCCCTCAAGCTTGCCGAAGGTATCCTTTGTCGTATTCTCGAACTGTTGGAGGGCACTATTAACTTTTGAGATGTCGCCTATGACTTCAACGACAATTGTGGCGTCAGCCATCTGCGAATTCCCTCTTTAACTCCTCAAATTCTTTTCGGGCTTCCTCATTACTCTTCACCCTTCTCTTGCACTTGAGAAGCTTCTCAAGAGGAGGAATGCGTTTTTGACGCTCAAGGGCAGCGGAGAGCCAGCCAGCAGTAACCATGCTTTCGTAGAGGAAATTGTGGAACTCGCTCCTGCCTTCCACTGCCCAGATGAGCTCAAGTGGGGTCATTGAAAGAACCTCGCTTAGTGGGAGCCCAAGGAGGCCGCTGCCCAGACGAACGGCCTCGTCATACGTCAGAGCGACTACGTATCCTGACTCTTCGCCCCCTTTTTTCCTACGAATGCTGAAGTGTAGGCCTCAGCAAGTTTCTCAAAGACATAGCCAAGATCCTCAGCCTCATCCATAAGTTCGGCAGCTTTGTCAAGGTTCATTTCAGGGTCCTCGTGCTTCAGCCCACACGCCAGGATGAAGGCGAGGTCCTTCAAAGTCCACTCCTCAGGTTTGAACTGGTGGTAAGGCCTACCAAAGTGTTCCTCGAGTTCAAGGAGTGACTTAACGGTGAATCTCAGCGTGCGTTCCTTATCGAGCTTGATCTTCGTGAAGGCTTTAGGCATATTTTGTCACCTCAGACCTCAAATGCTAGGAGTTGTCAGCGGACCAGCTCCCTGGAGCTCGACAGAATAGGTCTTGACGTCATCATAGGGAGCAGCGCGCTCGACGCTGGTAACCAGAGCAAGTCCCTCCTGAGTGAAGGTTTCACCTTCCTTGATCCGCACCTTGACCTTCGCACGGCTCCTGAGGGCAGAAATGAGTTTCTCGAGCGCTACATCGTTGTCCAGATAGATGCCGTCACAGGACAGCGTCCAGGTTCCAAGAGCGTACTCAAATTCCTGCCACTCGGAGTCCTTGGTGCTGATGTCAATCGTTTCAACCGTTTCTGTGAGTGTTGCGTTCCTCTGTCCACCAATTGCCGTCCATGTCGGCTCTGTCTCACTACCAGTATTGACATAGATCAGAACGTCAACGCCTCGAGTTGCCATGTTCATTCACCTCGCCTTAAGATTTTCATGCGAATTTGTACAACACCATGCTGGACACCATCTTCTTCTTTGAAAAAGCGGATGTTATCCAGCCCTGAAAAAGCAACCACAAATGTGTCTGAGTGGACCCCATTACGCAGGGCATCCACTACCATGTCCACAATTTCCTTGACCTCACGCATTCCACGGTAGCCACTGAACACGTGAAGGGATAGGAGGCAGTTCTCCCCAAAGATGTCTTTGGTCGAGAAGTCGGTGATAAAGTCCTCGCCAAGGACAACGTAGGGGAGTTGGGCGCCATGAGGAACACTATCATAAACAGGAACAGAGAGTGACTGTGAGAGCTTAGCGTAAACTGCTTTCTGAACAGCGCCTGTCATTTCCTGCCACTCCTAAGCCTTGACCGCACCATTTCCACGGCCGGGCGCATGAAGGGCCTGGCACTCATCTTTCTGGTGCCATACTCAACAAAATGGGCATAGGAGGCATAAGCTTTAACGTAAGCCTTGAGTTTTTCCGGGAACTCAACCTGGATGGAATTCCTGAGATACCCAGTTCTCACTGGGGCAAGGTTCTTCGCTTCCCGCGCAACGTTCAGGGCTGATTCAGCGACAGTTTGGGAAGCCCTTTCCACGTACTTTTGGGCCTTAGCCTTTACTGCAGCAATGGCTGCTTCGACTCCTCTGACGGTAAGTTTGACGCTCATGATGTAACCTCCAAGCACAGAAGTTCAAGCCACTTGCGCCGTTCACCAGGGTCGATGACGGCTACGATCGAAAGAACACGGTTACCAAACAGAATCCGCATTTTAGGTGACACACTCTTGCGGTACCTGATGGTAACCTTATGGGTGATTTCCTGAACGGCCTGCTGGGCAAGGTAGCGTTCCTGGCCACGTAGGGGTTCTACAGAAGCCCAGACAGTGGCTACATCTTGCCACCCTTCAGAGAAACCACCCATTCCGTCTGGAATGCTTACCAATTCCTGAAGTGTGATGCGGTGGCGAAGATCTCCAGTTCTCATACCAGCCACACTCTGTACCTACGCACAAGCTGTGCTACAGTTGGAGGGAGACTTACTCCTGACGGTACCTGAGCATTGTACTTGACCTCTGAAGCCTGACCCTCTCTTGATTCATAGAGGTGGGCTACAAGGAGGAGGATAGCCTGTTTCAATACCTGTGGGACGTCCGCATACCCAGCAACATACCTTATCACCACACCACCAGGTCTTGAAGCCTGAAACGGTTGGTCAAAGTAGACAGCCCTTGTGCTGATGAGTGAGCACGCCTCAGTTACATCCACTCCGTCAACTGTTACAGAGATGATCTCCTGGATGGGTGGTCTGGGAAGGAGTAGAACACCATTCACTTTGTTGTACCGTGCCTCCAACTCCTGAAGTGCAATCGAGGAGAGAGTGTAATCCTCAATTGCTTCTCTGGCGGCAGTAATGAGGGAGGTAATGTAGCTATCCTCTTCGTTTCCGTCTACTCGGAGATGCTGCTTTGCCTGTTCGAGAAGTGGTAACTCCTCTCTCAGCCCAATCTTCTGAAGGAACATCCTCTTCTTTTACCTCCTCTGGCTCGTGAGAGCCATCCAGCTCAACCACGCCGGCCCGAAGCCATACCTCAGCGAGTAGGTCGTCTATTTCAATGACAGAGCCGGGCTCATAGGCCCGGCTCCCTGTAGCAATGCTCCGGAGTACTCGCACCTTCATGCCTCGGGCACCATCAGGACCTTGATGGCGTCGGGGCGAATCACTCCGCCACCAACGCGGAAGTGGACCTTGAAGCCAACAAGGCCTTGCTCGGCGTAGAGCTCGGTCAGACGCTGGATCGTCACGCCAAGGCGGTCAAGCACCCGATACCCAGCCTTGATGTCACCAAAGATGATGACCTTGGCTCCAGTGCCGGCCTGGGGGATGGTGGGAATGTCGTCCTGGTTATAGACCGGGTACCCGTTGAATGTTGCTGGGGCTCCTGCCTGGAGGCTGGGCTGCCAGAGGTAAACGCCATCGGTGGTCTTGAGTAGGCGCAGGGCCTTCTCGGTCTGGGAGTTCATGATGAGCACAGCGTTCTTCCTGTACTGAGGAGGCAGTGCATAGCAGAGAGAGATCACATCGTCAATGGTAATGGCTCCAGCCTGCCCAGCTTCGACGACCTCTACATCACTGTCGTTGAGGATGCCCTCTGGCTCTTTATAGGTGTGACCGCGACCGACGACGAAAGCAGTGTCCTCGGCCTCAGCAATCGCCCTGGCGAAGGAGTCGGCCACGATGCTCTCCAGCGACACATCAGTGTCCATCAGTTCGTCCTCGCCGATCTTGGTGAGACCATAGAGGTCCTCAACATATTGATAGTCATCGGAAGGAGTCAACGTCGACTCTGTTAGGTTAGTTCCGGTCTCGAGTTTGCCCCAGCCCACTCGCACCTCAGTCAGGCTTCGCTTCCGGATGCGGTCGGTGTTAATCTGCCGCACCGTAGCAAGGCTGCGGATAATGGTGATCTTGGGCAGGGAGCGGTAAATCTCAGCTTCGAGGGATTCAGGAATCAGAATCTGTCCAGTAGCATCAGAAACGAGCGCCTTCTCTTCCCTGGTCAATGCTTCGCCACGCATCCACCTCAGGAACACAGCCTTCTTCTCATCCGCTACTGCGTCTTTTCCAGCAAGCATAGGGCGTTGGAGAGCAGTCTTGATGGCGTCGAAGTCCTTATCCAGCTTTTCTTGGAACTCAAGGAATTCAGCTTTGGTTACAAAGCCCTTCTCGGTCTGCTCAAACTTCTCCCGCAGAGCCTGAGTGAGTTTCATAAGTTCCATCACTTTCTCTTCCATTTCATATCACCTCGCAGAGGAGTTTTAGGTTACGCAGGGCTTCATCGAGTGCCTTCTCGAGCGGCTCATTGCCTTCAGGAGTGCTGTCCTGCGGCTCCTCAGCAATGAGTGACTGAAGGATCTCGATGACCTGCTCGATTTTGGCACGGTTGGCTGCTGAAATTGTCCGGCCATACTTCTGCTCAAGGATTTCCTGAGCAATACTCTTTACGTCAAGCAGAGCCACCGACAGAGCTTCTTCCTGTTTCCAGGGAGGAGTCATGTCAAGCCTTGCATAGTAGCGTTCCAAGTGGCGCTTGATTGCTGGGATGTCGTCCTCAGGGATGTCCACGCCACCTCTTGCTCCCTGAATTGCAGCTGCAGCGGCAAAGATGCCACGAGGGATAGCGTAGAGTTTCCCGTCAATCACATCAGCAATGGGGAGCTTGTACGACCCGTAGTTGTCAGGTGTATCCTCGTCGTACCAGAGGAAAGCTTTACGATACTTTCCCCAATCGATCTTGTCCTTATCTGGGCCACCAGCCCAGCGTGCCACTCTGGCTCTTGCTGCGTCAGCATCCCACCGGCGATCTCTATCAGCGAGTGGGAGATCCTGATACGGCACGACGCCTTTCACGGAAGTCACAGTAGCAAGGGGGTTTGCGGGGAAAGTCACAAGTGACCACTCCCAAAGGCGAACCTCTTTAATACGCCGTACGCTTCCTTCCCAGATCTGCTTCACTACATCAAAGCCAATTGACAATCCCTGCAACGCACCCTGCTTGAGCAGAGAAAAAGCTTCACGCCCACGCTGGGTATCAAGGTTCAGTTGCCCAATGACGCGCAACCCCTTGGTGTCTTCATGTGCCTGAACAGTAACACCAATGGGCTCCTGAGGGTTGTGCTGCCAGAGAATGGGAACGTGCTTTCTCTCCTGGAGCGTTTTAGTAAAGGCCCCTGGTTCGATCACGTCATTGTCATAGTCAACGACACTGAAGACAGAAGCATAACCCTCAACAAGCCCTTCTTCACTGACTGCTTTGACCTCAAATGGATAGGCCCTGAATTCTTTCATTCTCACCCCTCCACGAGATATGCATGAGCACAACGGCAATTGACATGTGCTGGTGGAAGTAACACACCACAGGAAAACGGCTGGTCTTTATCTACAACCTCCCCGTCCATTTCTCCACAGATGGGACACGTGAGCTCGTCCCTTGCTGTAATCCACTCTTTTTCCAGCCGCCCACGCAAGATCCCCTTTTCCTGTGCTTCAGTCACTGCCTCGTACTCACCGACATTCCAGGCATAACCCAGCTCCGTCCTGGCAATGCGAAGCCCTCGTTCCATGTGGAGATGCTTCACGTAACGCTCAACTTGCTTTTCGACCTTATCCAATGAGAGGTTTTCGCTAAGCAGGCTGTCTCTGAACCTTGCTACTGCTAAAGCCTCCCTTGGAGTCAACCCTACCACTGAGCGGATGACTCGCCCTAATGTGGATGGATCGACCGGACTCTCAAGGGTGTAATGGCGAAGTATGTCCCGAACCGCCTGAACCTGCCTATCTGTCAGTCCCCTAATGAGCTCTCCAGACCTGTTTTCAATCCATCGCATGACCTGAAGGCGAGTTGGTGTGAACTCAAAAGGGGTAATCTTTTTCGAAATCACATCAGCTATGAGTCCTCCAGCCTCTTTTATGGCCACACGCCACGCAGGATCGATCTTCTCATGGACAAAAGTGGCGTAGTCCTCCTGCCAAGCAAAGATCCACTCGAGAGGGACTTCCTTGTAAGTCACAGCGTACTCGATTTCTTTCCATCGCATGCGCTCAACCTGTGTAAGCCAAAGAGTCTGCAGGTACTCAACAATGCGTGGTTCGTACCGGGCACAAAGATGAAGAAGTTCTTCGGCATACTGACGGGCAAAGAGGTTGAGCCTCATTCTTCTCCCTCAATAGAGGAGTAGGGTAGTAGGTTACCAGGCATGAACAGTGAGTCTCCACCAGGGACGGGCTTATATCCGAGGAGTTCTCTGGCTTCGTTGGGAGTGAGGACTCCTCGTTCTACTGCCCTGATAACCCGATCCCACATAGCTTCCCGGTCTTCCTGTAATGCCTCAATTTCATCACGGTCGTAGTCAACGAACATGTCTTTTCCAAACTTAGGTACAAGCCTTGCATTGAACTCGTCCTTGAGCCAATCCATAAGTGGCAGGACAGTCTCAGTATAGAAGGCTTTACGGGCTTCCTGGTAGTTCGCATAGGTTGAACTCTCTCTATCCCCGATGAGCTGAGGAGGGACACCGTAAGCAAGGGCTATTTCCCGTGCTGAGAGCTTAATGCCTTCCAGCCAGTCCATGTCGGCCGGAGAGTACCCCATTGGTTTCCAATCAAGACCTCCCTCAAGGAGCAGTGGTTTTCCGGCATTTCTCCCTCCCTGGTAGAGCTCTCGCACCTGTTCACGCAAGCGTTCGAATTCTTCTTCAGAAAGCCTCTCCTGGGGAGGAATGACAAAGGCTCCTGGAGGGCGAGCGGAATTCTGCAAGAGAGCGACATTCCATGCCCTGCTCTCGTTGTTCTGATCTACCGAGTAAGCTGCCGCTTCAATTGGGGGCATACCATAGAAATCATCTAGCGGGTTGAAGAATTTGAGATGTAAGACATCCTCCGCCTTGAAACGAACTTCGTGCCCACCCACGGAGTAGATGTACCCTGCCACAGGCTGGATGGGGTTCCCAGGCACAATCCTGACCCTATCAGGACGGAGGGCATAAAGCTCTCTTGGTGGCTTACCTTCTGGCCCAACCATCTCGATGTATGCATTGCCAGAGAGAAGAAGATACCCAACAACTTCCTCGATGAATCTACTCCAACCCTGCCAGGGATTTGGGCGCACAAAAAGAGACGCCAGTGGGTGTTCCGGTGGTAGCTCTTCTAACTTACCTTTCTGCATCTGATACACAAGCCAGGGGATTCCAGCACAAGCCATGCTGATGAGGCGAACACAGGCATAGACGTAGACATTCTTCTTGTAGCCTTCTCGCACAAAAGAAGCGTAGCCCCCTGGTGACCAAACCGGCTGTCCAAGGGTGGTGGAAAGGATGGCACCGAATGCCCTACTCTGCTTTTCTTCTTTTCGTCTGAAGCGGAACTTGAAAGGATTCAACAGAGCTTCTCCCTCCTGTTAAAACAGAGAGCGGATGCCGACACCCACGCTCTGGTGTCTCAAGCCAGTCAGTGCGTAACGCAAGGCATCCATAGCGTGGTCATTGAACTTCACCGGTTCGTCAAGGATGTTGCCGTTTTTGTCTTCTCTCCACTTGTAGGTCCGTAATTCTTTGATGGTGTTCACTGAATCAGTAAGGATGAAAAGTTTATGGCGTTTCACGAAGTCAATGCCGTCCTTCACACGATTGTCAGCACGGTGGATGTTGAAACCGGCACGGTATATTTCCTCTATCCTTTCTGGCTCAGAAGGATCAGCATAGATTGGTACCTTGCGCTGAACGCCAACTTTCTGCATCAGTGAAATGAGCTCCTGGTTGGTCAATCCCTTCTGGTAAATCAATTCACGCACCCAGACACTGTTCTCCTTCACCCGGACTTCGACCAAAGCAGTGGGGTTATTGTAGCCAAAGTCTAAGCCGTAGGCCATCTGTTCAAAGGCTTCAGGTATCGTTTCAACGACTTCCCAGTTAGTGTAGATTAGGCCCGTCACGATGCCCCATTCGCCTAAAGTGTAAATGCGGTAATAGTTCTCGTCTTGCTCCGCAAGGTGTTCGAGTTCCTTGACGTAGTGCTCGGAGAGGAATGGGTTCACCTTATAGGTTGTGCGAAGTATGGCCATGTCGTTTGAAGGTTTGTCCACAATCTTCTCCTTCAGCCAGTGGTTGATGTCGATAGGATTAAAGGTCAGGTAAATCTGGTTCTTCATGCTGTTTCTCCTACGTAGTCTGAGTTTGACCTGGAGGAAATCCTCGTAGTCAAACTCTGTAGCTTCTTCAAGCCAAGCATAATTGAATTCCGCACTCTTTATCTTTTCCCTATCATCAAGGGACTTGAAGAAAAAGAGATTACTGCGTACTTTCAGCACAAGCTCTGAGCGGTTGAGCTCATAAGGTACCTGCAGCTGATTTAGGAGATCCAGCATAAGCTGGAGAGTGGAAATCCGCAATGAAGGAAGACTTTTCCTTGAACAAAGGAAACGTTTGTTGTCCTCCTGTAGAGATCTGAGTATCAGCCACTGCGCTACAGCGTAAGACTTACCAGAGCCTGCGCCTCCATAGATGACAAGGGTGGTTTTATCGGTGTTAGCAGAGAAGAATTTGTAGTATTCCTCAATAACCTCAATCTCGATTTGAGTTGACAAGCTTGACTACCACCTCAAAGGGCTTCTGCTGGGCAACCTCAAGCCGGTCTTTTTTGGCGTACCTCTCGGGGAATAGACGTTCCAGAAGCCAAGCAAGAGCCTGCCAATTACCTTTGAGTCCCTGCTCGAGGATGCCACTGACGCAAGTCTCTTCAAGTTCTGCCTCGCCCTTTTTTACAGCTTCTGCAAAGTCTGTGTAAGGCTTCTGTCCAGCCTCGCCTTTCCTGATCCAAGTGTAGAACGTATCCTTACAGATGCCCAATGCGGTGTAGATAGCCTGGTCGGAGAGCCCTTTGGCCCGTAGTTCTCTCGCTTTTTCTACTTTCTCTGGTGTGAGGAGAGTCTTTCGGCCCATCAGAGCAACACCTTCTGAAGGAGGTACGAAATAAAAGCCATAAAGACCACACTAAAGATGCCCACCCAAGTTTTGGTTTGAGTTTGATCGGTTTTTAACTCCTGCAAACTACAGTTCAACTTCTGGAATCCTTCCTTCAATTCGAGAAGGTCCCCACAGAAATCTTCCCTGAGTCTGCGAACGTCTTCTTGGATTTTCTGTAGTCGTTCATCAAGACGAAGGATTATTGAGTCCCTTTCTGCGTCATCGTGGAAGACTCCATTGGTCACTGCGATCCTCCTCTCCTTAAACAACTTTCGGGCATGAGTTTGTACATCTTCAGAGGATCCCTCGGCGAGGGTGGCGAGTCCGGCAGGATTCGAACCTGCAACCCCCGGATTTGGAGTCCGGCGCTCTGCCGTTAGAGCTACGGGCTCGCCAATTCACTCAATAAGGTTACTGATTCCAAGCTTCGGTTGCTTTTGACCTCCTGAACTGCCCAGATTCTCAATCTCTGGAATGGGAAGCTTGCTCTTATAGCCTCTTCAAGGGTGGAATATCGCCTGTACATTGTGGCGAAATCTACAACAAAATAACCTCCCAGATCGCGAATAACCGCTGTTGTATGTCTGATCTCCTTACCGTCGTAGAAGCCTGAAACTGAAACCACAAAGGTCTCGGTGGCCCAGTACTTCCGATGAAACACATAAGCTGTAAAGTAGGCGAAATCCTCACAGTCTCCCCTACGATTGTGGAAGAACTCCTCAGGAGTCTGGACGTACTCTCGCTTGTTGAATTGCACGAAATCAGAGACATACTCACACCTAAGGAGGAAGTCTTCCAAATCCTCCCATGTGCCAAGACTAGAAATCCACTCCTCAAACGAGGGTGAGGTAGTGAATTCGGGAAGTGCAGCCACACAGGAAGGGAACAGGACAAGAGAACCGACGAGGAACACCAGCAATAAGAACTTCCTCATAGGAAAACCACAGGAAACTCCTCTTCCTTTTCGCTGTGGGACTTCTCAAGGTGCATTAAGATCTCAACCACATTTCTCCAGATCTGAACGAGCAGAAGGTCTCGCTCCTCATCAGACAAACGTCGAGTTTCGGTGCTCACAGGAAGCCTCCTTCAAACATTCCCCAGTAGGGGGGAAAAAAGCAGAGGAAAACCATCACGAATAACCACAAAACCTTGGTTCCATGCAGGGAAAGTAGTTGTGTTCCAGTAGTACTCTATGAGGTTGATGTCGAACAATCCCCCAGAATCGATACAGAGGTACTTACCACTCTCGCTCACCGTAAGACCGAAGAAGTGCCCATGGGCTGAGATGATATTGCACTCGAACTTGGCTGCAAGGCGGTAGGCAACTCTACACTTGATCTGACTGTAGTTTCTCGGATGGCATATTCTCCAGCGTTTTTCGCCAGAGATCAGCTCTATGAAGTCGTAGTCAGTGGGTACAATGTTCTTTGCATCGGTGAGCATTCTGACCAAATGGTTAAAGGATAAAGGAGTTTCAAGTTTTCTTGAGAGTCGAAATTCGTGGTTCCCAGGCAGTAGATAAACCTCCTCGAAGAACGAGGCAATTTTCTCGAGGAGTATTCCAGCCTTTTCCAGCTCTGTATTGAGATCACGATTACAACTCAGGAATGGAGAGAGTGAGTTAAAGTCTAGAAAGTCACCGGCGATGACTAATTTCCTGATCCGCTCTCTACTACAAACCTCAAACAGTTTATGCGCGAGTTTCTGGTCGTGGTAAGGCACGTGCCAGTCAGAGGTGACCGCACAATTGCCTACAATGCGGAGTGGTCTTGAAGATAGTGGCTTATCAAAGACGGGAGGGAAGTTCAATGACTGACGTTTTATCCCAAGCTTCTCGAGTTTACGCTTAACAGCTTTAGGGGAACGATTGAGCCGATAGGCAATCTCCTTCACAGGAACGCCACTCTGATACAGAACACGCAACTGCTCTATCTCAGCTTCTGACCAAGGAATTCCACTTACGAAGTCCATTATTCCTCCTCTTCTTCTCTCAGTTGGTTTTGGGGATCAAGGCCGGAGGGAATTTCATGGGCATAGAATCTACGATTGGAACGGAGCTCCTGCATGTCGAGGGCACGGATTGCAGAGTAGATCCTCCTTGCTTCCGCTAATACACGCTCCGTGTCCCAATCTGGGTGGTCATGCTGAACGGCGAAGATAACTTGCTCAATGGAATAGGACTCAGGGAAGTGGCGCTTCCTGCGTTTGAGGGTTCCCACTGGCATGGCTGACCTCCTGGATTTTGGTTTTTCACCCCTCCACCACACCCCAGCCATGCCCGTCTCTCCCTACCTACCTATTTGAACGGACCACAATGGTTGTGTGTGTCTCTCACTAAACACTGGTAACCAAAATTAGACCGGAGGAGGTGTACTCTTCCGATGTACCTCCATATGCGTCTTAATAACTCCAACATCAATGCGGTACTTCTTGCTTAGTCTTTTGGGAGAGACCATAGAGTCGTAAAGGTATTCAATCTCGGAGCGCTTGGGGTGGGTACAGACTGAACAGGGAAGTGGAGTTTCTTCAGCGGGCGAGTCACTAAGGGAGGTAGTTTCCCGTTCCTCTTCCTCAGAGGTTTCCATAAGCCAGTCGGTAAGTTCCTCTTCAATGGTGGTTGTGTTCTGGGTAGGAGTGGTGGGTTGAGTAAAGAGGGATTCTTCAGACTGGGAGACTTCCTCAGGGAGGAGGTCAGAAAACTCAAAAGTGGAGGGGTTAGCCTTGGTAGTTCTATTCTCAAAGGGTGTGGGGTCTACGACTTCTTCTTCAATAGTTGAGTGTGGTTTTGAAGGTGTACCGTCAAGACCGTCAGAACCGTCATGGTTTTCAAATCGATTTTCCCCAGCTATATATCGGTTGTAAAACCCTGACGGTCTTGACGGTTTTGACGGTGTGTCCTTCCATTTGAGTCCAACCCATGCCCACCAGCTATCGGCACCCTTGCGGGCTTCCTCAATCCCTAACGATTGCATTTCTTTCTTAAGTCTCTGGTCGGTATAGGCGGTTCTTCCCTTCTCTTTCAACCACTGCCCAAAACGCTCCTTAAACTCATACTTGTAGATGTAGTCATCGGACTGGTAGGTAATCTCGCAGTTTTCCTCGATAAAGGTGTGCAGGGGTGAGGAAAGCTTAAGGTAGAGTTCCCTGGTTTCCTCTATGGACTTGTGTCTCGAGAACACGAATCCGCGGTCCTTCAAAGCTTTGAGCACTTCCAGCACCTTGAGAAGTAAGGCTTCGTATTCCTCTGCCTCAGCTGTGGTTACACGCACCTCAAGTTCTGGGTCTTCCTTGAACTTCTTTGGGAACTCGATGAGGAAGAGGCGGCGGTAGAAGGCTTCTGTGGTGTCTGTACTGCGAGGAACCTCATTGGTAAGGAAGATCAACTTGGCATAGTTCCGGAACTTTATCGGTTCTCGGAACTTACGGTCTGCCTCAACCATGTCTCCACCACAAAGTTGCTTCAGAAGCCCCGTGCGCTCGATGTCCTCATATTCAAGCTCACTGCAGATATTCCCCAGCTTGCGGTAAAGCCTTGACGCAGCAAAACGATCGTGCTGGAACTCGCGAAGGGTTACACTAGCAACGTTCTCTTTACCCAGGAAGCGTTCAAGGATTTTGGCAAAGAGGCTCTTCCCATTTGAGCCACGTCCAAAAAGCAGGAAAAACTTCTGGTACGGATAGTCCCGGAAAAGACAATACGCCATTAGTTCGTACAGGGTAATGGTCTCTTCCTGAGGCAAAATGCTTTCAATAAGAGGGATGACGAGCTTACTCTGAGCTTTGGGGTTGTAGCGCCAGGGGAGCTTCGCGGTAAAGAAGTCTTCCGGGCGGTATTCTCGCACTTCCCCGGTTTCAAGGTCAAAGACACCGTTCTGCAGAGGAATGAGATGGAGAGGTGGTTCGGGAAGTGGCTTTCCCTTCCAACACACACCCTTGACATCGGCTATAATCTCATCGATGACGTACCGCCGCTTCTGTACATCGGGCAGTTCTTCAACAGCTGTTCTGAGTTCATGTATGATGAGCTCTTCGCCGTCGTCCCGCCAAATGCCTTCTTCTGGGTCGTACCAGTAGAGTGGTTCTTTCCCTCCGGGCCACCAGAACTGGTAGCGGGCAATGAGCCGTTCGGTGAAGGGACGGGGGTAGAACTTGTCCAGGACTACAATTTGTTTTGTTTTGGGTTTCTCGGTTTTTAGCCCAAGCCACTCAGCAACCTTCTGTAGAACATCCTCTGGGTAGTACTGTGAAAGTGTGGGGAAGCCTGTTGTGGGTAGGTCACGATCAATCTTCGTTGCAGTGTAGCGAATCTGCGTCAGTCTCATGCGGGTTTCTTCGTCTCTAGCGAGCTTACACAGGGCTTCGAGGAACCCCCTTGTTTCGTCCTCGCTCCAACCTCTGCGGAGCAGGTAGCCCGCAAGTGCCATTGCTGCATATTGGCGGCTACCTTCTGTGGGGTAGTAAATAGAAAGCAGCGCGCAGGAGGCAAGTTTGGCTACGCCTCTCTTCAACTCTTCCATCTCTACGTGTGCTGCCTCACTTGCCTCCTCCCACTCAATTGGTTCCTCAGAGGGGTGAATGGAAGGAGGAAAAATAGTTTGTGCTCCGGTGGAACGAATCTCTACCAGCATCTGGCCTTTAAAACTAAACTTCGTGGTTTCTGCATCTGGGCAGTAGTAAATCCAGTGAGATCTGGGTTTGGATTTACGACCGAAGATTGCACCGGTTTTGGGGAGGAAGTAGTCAGCTACCTCATAAGCGGGGGGGTAGTCGATGTCTACATCTACTAATCCACCGGAAGGCTTACCAAGAATGACCCCGATGTTCTTTCCTTCGTTAAAGTAGAGGTCAACCTCCTCCTCTCTAATGTTCAAGTTTGGCCAGTCTTTGGTGGTTGGTTTCTTGCTAAGCTTCTCTATAGGGATGACCTTCCACCCCCGCTTGAGATAAGCACAAGCGGCCTCTATAACATCGTGTCCCAACAAGGTCTTGCCATTGTTCCGGTTATCGAGATATAATGCTCTCATGGTGGATGGGGCGCCCTCTGTGTATGGGGGCGTAAAAGAGGCAGAGGGCGCCAGTTCGAGAACCTCCTTTCTTCTACTTGTTGTCTTTGAGTTCGTTAAGCTTGCTCTCATACTTCTCCCAGAAGTTGAGCGGAGGGAGAACCTCACCGAGTTCGTAAAGGCGTAATGTGTGGTGTTTTACACCAAGTTCTCTTGCCATTGCCCTTCGGCTCAACCCAAGGGCTTCTCTTTGGGCTACGAGCCTATTTCGCAAAGCGTCTTCGTTCTGGTAGCGCTCAAATCGAGCGATGAGGCGGTACAAGTATTTCGCCTTAGCCGCAACGGTGCTGAGCGGTACCTCAAGTTCATTGGCAATTTCCCTGTAGGAGTACCCCTTAATGAGGAGGTGAGCAATCCGCCTCGTCAGGGGGCTAACCTTCCCAAGGGCCTTGTCCACAGCGAGCTTGAAGTTCATGTAATCCACGAACCGATCATCAGAGTAGAAGAAAGTGGTCTTAGGAGGGAGAGGCTTGAATTCAGTCTTTCTTAGCTTTGCATAACAGCGGCTACATACCTCCTTTCCGTCTACAAAGGCGTAGATACGGGTATCCCTATGGCAGTGGTCACATTTACCGAAGGGTAGAGAACCGGAATATGCCCGATTCCTTCCGTAAAGTGCCCAGCTCTCCATATACGGTAGTGCTCTCAGCTTTGCCATAATCTTCCTCTCAAGCTTGGCTTTCTCTTTGGCTGTGGTTGTCATCGTCTTCCCCCTCCTTACGCATCCTTCAAGACCCAGTGAGAGTTAGCTACACATGAGGAGAGTGAACAATACAACACTGGCAAGGATGGAAGTTGTGGTGAGGAGTATGTCGGTCCAAAATTCGCCCATTCTCTTGGTGTAGTGGTACATATCTCGCCAGTACTTAGCCTCAGCACGGACGCTTTCTACGTGGGCTAAAACCAGATCTTGGAAGTTGCCACAGCCTACAGGTATGTCAACCTCGTAGCCCTCCCACTTGGGCTTTTCATACGGTACAAAGAATTTGTGGACACGCTTCAGAGCCTTATGCACTCGGTCTTTGATTCCTACCATCGCAGAAACCCTCCCTTCGCCATTTTGGTTTCCATGGAAAATATCCAAATGGGGGTCTGAGGAGGACACTCACGTGGAAAGAATTTGCCATCACTTCCAGAAGAATTTTTTGCTATCTGAAGAGTAGGGGAACTGGTGGTTCTGTCAGCTATTTTGGCTATTTCTTCGGTTCTGGTCATAGGCTTCCTCATCACTTCATCGCCCGTATTCAATATCAGATGGTGACTCTGGGAGGGACAATGACGTGGCATGTACATTCCACCTTAAACTCTCCCTTGTATCCCGGAGGAGCAAAAACTGCAAAAGCTTTGGAAAGAAAACTTTTGGCTCAACAGTGGGCTTTTCGCATTTCTGGGGTATTAGACAGGACAAAAATTGATGAAGAAGCTAGACAGCTTGGAGAAGGTTTTGGCCTTATAGTGGTCTTCGATGTGGGCCAGTAAGAAGGAAGAGACTGAGGGCAAAAGTGGGCCTTTGGTAGTTCTTCTCAGAGATCTTTTTGGTAGAATTTTAGAAGAGGGCCGACCAGAAAGAGATTCGGAATCCGTTGTTAATAAAGGGCATCGATTGGGAGTGGCTTGGAAGAATGAAAACAATTTTTTGGCTTTATGAAGCCAATCTGGAGCCGGCGATCCGACTTGAACGGACAACCTGCGGATTACGATTCCGCTGCTCTGCCATTGAGCTACACCGGCTCCAGAAATATTGTAGCGGAGCGCCTTCTGGCCGTCAAGGCCCTGTACG